CTACTACGAAATGGAAGGTCAGGGCGGAACAATTATTGATGCCAAGAACACCTTCCCTCTTTCAATGTATCTAGCAGCGGCTCGTTGGACTAACCTCAAGATGAATGGAGAGACTGTTCCTAGAGAGTTGAACGAAGAAATGTTAGCTCAACTCGCTGTAGGGCAACTTGCCAAGGATGCTCAGTTTAGTAACGACCTACTTAATATCATGGATGCTTTCTCTAACGGAGGTGAAGGTGGACGTGGGGTGGACATGAAAGCCTTCGCTAAAGTTACAGGTAACCTTGTAGCGGGTGTGGCCCGTCCCCTAGATGCGGTTAACCGAGTAGTAGGTTTTATCACCGAGGATGACGTAGCTAAAGATCTGCGTCAGGCTGATAGTGGTCTAGAGACCTTTACACAAACCTCTACTAAGTACTTCGACAACATCCTAGAGGCTTTCATTGATAAGACTGACACGATTACTGGTGAGTCTCTTAGAGTTGCTACAAGGGAAGGCGACATCTATGATGCTAACCCTTTTGCTAGAATCTTTGGTATCAATGTTAAACAGGGACGTACATCTACTGAGAAAGTTTATTCAATGGCTGAAATGCACCCTTGGCAGTCATCTGAGCGTACGAAGATTCCTGCTTATGACAGGATGTTGAACGAGGTTCTTGCCCCTGAGTTGGAGAGACAGACTCAAAGACTTCTTGACTCAGAAAAGTTCAAGGAAGCTAACCTAAACAAACGGCGCAAGATGTTGAAGACACTTGTATCGGATGTAAAGAGAGGTATTCGTAAGGATGTTTCTCAAGGGGGTAATGGTACGGAGAGTAGACGCCTACGACTGGCCACTGTTGCGAGTAACAAAGGTAGCAAGGAGGTCCGTACAGAAGCTATGAAGTACCTTAAACAGAATTACGGTGTTGAAGGTGATCTTAAAGACTTAAGCTTCGCTGAATTAGATGTCTTTATAGATTTCGTAGATATGTTGGAAGATGACTACCAACTCTAAACAAAAAGGGGGAGCCGCAAAGCTCCCCTTAATTATTTTAGACCGTGAGTTTCTGCACAGTGCTGAGACCAGAGTGAGAACAGTGTTAAACTCTTAAGAGCCTCGTCGCGTTGTTCTGAGGAGTGGATATTGTCCTCTACGTACTTAACTAACGGTTTAAGGTACTCCTGAATACCTTCTTTAAACTGTGTCTGCTTACCTCCAGAGAAGGCTGCAGCTTCTTGTTCTAATCTCATGTTAGAGACCTTCTTTCATGAACACCTTTACCCACTCAGCACAGATACCACTACGAACAATATCGTCTACGCCGAACTCGACAACAGGGACATCCAGCAGGTGTTTCTTAGCAAGATGAATGACCTTAGCTAGGCCAGACGTACCCTTAAGATCCGACTGTTGAATATCCCCATTTAGAACGATAGTACTCCCTTCTCCTACACGAGTCAAGAGCATCTTGATTTCTGGCACTTCGATGTTCTGTGCTTCATCTACAATGATAAAAGCATTCTCAAAGCTACGACCCCGCATAAGAGCTAGGGTAGCTACTTCGATGTTACCGTTCTTTAAGGCTGTATCTACCGCACCTTTACCAAGGTGTTTAACCAATACGTCTAGAACAGGTAAAGCCCAAGGTTGAGCCTTCTCTTCTAGTGTTCCCGGTAAGTAACCAATATCCTTACCAACAGCTACGTGAGGACGTGTGATGACAATCTTGTCGATCTCTTTCAAGGTATACAAGTCTGCTGCACAAGTTGCAGTAACGTAAGTCTTACCTGTACCTGCAGGGCCAAGGATCAGAACCTGTTTACTCATCTTGATAGCGTTGATAAGTTTACCTTGGTTGTCTGTCTTAGGGATAATCCCTGACACAGGTTTAACAGAGGCACCCTTGTATGTGGTCTTGCGGCGGGAACGTGTCTGCTTCTTTGGAGGTTCGTTATCGTTCATTCATACTTCCTTAGGTAAGTTATAGCTTTCTCTAATCTTTGTGTATTGTCTGCAAAAGCGCCTAAACCTCTGTTACACCTATGACACAGCCAACCTCTGAACTCGTCAGTTGTATGGTCATGATCCACAACCCAAGTTGCGCAATTAGCTCCTCCTGCCCCTTTAGACTCTTCTTCATTTTTACCACAAATAGGACAAGAGTAGTCTGAAGCAGGATGGGCTACTGTGTTTCGTATCTTGGTCCTCACGCGCGAAAGTTCATTATTGCACTTTCTACACTCTGGCCTAGTGTAGTTAGCACCCGAACTCAGGCCGAAAGCCGATATAGGTAATTCTTTTTTGCACTTAATACAAACTTTAGTGGACAGCGTAGGGTCAAAACTAATGAAATTTTCTTCAAAAAACTCTAACTGCATAGGCTATCCCTTTTTACCTACATACTCCATTTTATTCTCTAAGTCTCTGTAACCTCCAATTAGACTACCGTCTGTAGCGAACACCTGTGGTACTGTCTTAATGTTGGCTTCCTTCAGTAAAGCTAGTACCCATTTACTTGAGGTTTCTTCTACATTGTACGTAGTAAAGTTGATGCCTTGATCCTTTAACATAGTCTTAGCCATGTCGCAGTACTTACAGTTGTTACGTGTGATGATAGTATACATGAGGGTCTCCTTTAAAGTGTTGGTCCACCCCACAGGACTCGAACCTGTAACCTACTCATTAGAAGTGAGTTGCTCTATCCAGTTGAGCTAGGGGTGGTATTCTTTTACTCGCCTGTGCCTGTGACTTTATCTTTAGCCCAGTCAACAGCCTCTACAGTGTAGGCTGCAGTAGCTTTAGCAACAGGTACGACACCTTCTTCTACTACGCCAATAGTGACAAGAGAGACTGCGACAAATAGTATGGCATTAAACATGATATATTCCTTTTAGTTTGTTTAGGGTTAGTGAGCAGTTTAACCACATGCTCAGGTAGTCTTGACTAGACTAGATCAACAATCTCACATGAGTCACCTGAACAAGCTAATGTCTGGCTACCTGCTGTGTTATCCTCTTGTTCATATTCAGAAAGACTGGCCCAGTCAATCTTCTCAGGCATCAGAGAAAGAAGCATTTCGTAGTCTGACCTACCGCAGTCTTGGTAAGGTGCCTGTTGGTAGGTGTGTTCAGAGAACGGTAGGAATGATACACCTGACATTTCATCAAAGTACTTATACACGTAAGCACCTACTTCGAACCACTCGTCCTTTTTAACATTGATGGTAACACTTGGTTTGTGTTCACACCACGAGCGCTGGTAAGCCAACCACATATCTAACTGAGCAATAGCTGTCATATCGGCTGTACAGACTGCTCCTGCGGGAGCCTTCATAGGAAAACTAAACACTGTAGTTTGGTCAGGTTTCATTACGTCAGGTTCGTTAGGGATACCTTGGTCGATCATAAACTGTGTCAGAGGGTCTTTGTTATCACCTCGGACGGTGCGGATATAGTAGGGGCTGTGTCTCGCATGAATCCCGCTGGAACTGTCAACAAGCTGTGAAACCGTGCCACTTGGCTTGACGCAAGATATAGCAGCAGCAACAGGGATACCGAGACGATCGGCCCACTCTGCATTGGTAGCCACAGCAATCTCTTTAAGGTGCTCAAGGGTTTTCTCCAACCCTTTGTTAGCTGTAGTCATAAGAGGATTGTCCATGATACCTGTCATAGATACGCCAAGTAGACGCTCTTCTTCAGTATTCTTTTGCCAAATCTTACGTAGGTAAGGGAACTTAGTAAAGCTAGACTGAATGGTACCTAAGATAGTAGCCATACGAACTTTATTCTCAATCGCTTCTATGTTGTCAGTAGCGCGTATCACAACCTCGGTAAGGTTACAGAACTGATTTGGGCGCAAAATTATCTCGCTGCACGGGTTAGTTCCGAACTCATAATCTGCATCACGACGACCATTTTTAGCAGCCTGGACCTTGGAAGCTTGTCGGTTAAAGATACCACGTTCACCTGAACCTGACTCAACCAAAGCCATCCACTCACGCATAAAGGACAAGCTGTCAGGCTTCTCAGTATACGATACAGAGTTGTTAGCTAGAGCACGTTGTGGGTTGTTCTCCCACCAAGCACCAGACTTAGCGTGACGCATACGATCATCTGACAAATTACTCAATGAAATCATAGCACTACGGCGTACACCACCGACCACGACTACTTCACCGATCTTACACATGATGTCGTGACATTCGATAGATGAAAGCTTACGACCCTGTGCCTCGCTAAAGGTACGGATAACAAAATTAAACAGGTCCACTAGAGGTGCTGGACCAGAGGCACGGCCACCAAAGGTCTTGAGTTTAGCACCTGCAGGGCGTACCTTTGACACATCCCACTTAGCAATCTCACCACTGTATAGGAGTGCAATCAATTGACGAAGAGACTTTGCCCACCCTTCCTTGCTGTCCTTAACGACGATAGTTGTGTCACTCTCAAACAACTCAGGAACCTCTGGGAGTTTAGTGACGGACTGGCGTTCTACGGAGAACCCGACACCCGTACCGCAGAGCAGGATAAACATCGCCTCATCGAAGGCCTTCTGGTCATCTACGGCTAGGTAGCTGCAGTTGTAACCTGCGGTGTTGTCACGAGCTAGTGCGGGACCAGCAGTCATCAAAGCTCTCATAGATGGCATAACATCTAGAGACAGGATAGCCTGTTCAATCTCACGGATGTAAGAATCGTCACCTGTCTTAGGGATAACAATGTTGTCCATGTAGCGGGAGACTGTCTCGCCAAAAGATTCACGACGACCTGCATCGTCCAGCCAACGTGCGTAACGAGATTTGTGAATAAAAGACTGGTAGTCTGTAGGTAGTTGGTTGCTCATTTCATAGCCTTTTCAATTAAGTTCATTAGTAGTGCGTGTGTGTTATTCTCAGGTGTCATAGTAAGTGACCTAGAGACGGAGGTTTATAGTTTGGTCCTTTAAGGACTTTACCGTCTTCTCGTCGGATAGGTTTACCGTCAGCACCTAGTTTAGACATGTTGCTTTCATGTACCAGCAAGAAAGCTTTATGTAGGTGGTTTTTCTGGTAGTAGTTTTCTGAGTGGTCTAACTCTTCGTTAGCCTCAGCCATTATGTGCATCATCTCATCCAGTTCCTCAGATGAAATTACATCTAACAAACTATCTGGAGCTACTGTATCGAACCCCTCTACTACGTACATCAGATCAGCAGACTCTTTCAGGTGAGCCTCTGTTCCGTATTCTTCCGCCTTAAGCTCTGCCAATTCTTCTTTGATAAGGTTCATCCACAGACGGGCATCTAGAGACCCTTTAAACGTCCTAATGAACTCTTCTAGGCATTGTTCTTTTGTCATGTTCTCTCCTTAATGACTAAGTTTGCTATTTCTACATCGTCTACATCATAGAACGTGTTTAGTACAAGATCGTGTACGTCCTCTTCATGGGCTGCACTGTAAGATCCTAGGATGTTGTTATTTTCATCTACGTGAATCAGGAACGTAGCACTGAAGGTTCTCTCAGTCATTGGTGTTTCTCCGCCAGTGCCTCGTTCATCTTCTTAAGGTACCACTCAGCCTTTTGCATGTCTTCTACAGGTTTCCGTTTGAAACGGTATCTGTGTTGGTACTTGATCATGTTACCGTGGCAATACGCTATGAACCCGTCCAGCCCTAAGACCTGTTGGATGTAGTCGATACACTCTACACCTCCCATGTTGTAATGCGCTGGGCGTTCTACAGGATCGTAAGAAGATACAGGTGTTTCTTCTATAGTCATTAACAACTTCCTTTCGTTCTTGTAAACCTATCTAAGACTAGTACGTTAGATGTCTCTTCTATTTCATCAGGTGTATCGTTGTCAAACTCTTCTCTAAAAGTTTCTTGAAGAAGTCTGTCTCGATACTCCTCTACTTCAGCTACGATAAGAGGATTATTTGAACCGTACTCTAAGAAGGCTGACAACATAGTCACCACCCCTACCATGTGCTGTTGCACCTCTAAGGGAAGGTCTTCAGTACCTCCCATTGTGATACCTGTTGTAATAGAACCTGACCAACTCCCATCAGCATCAAACACAGGCTTAAGTACTAAAGCAAACTCATCAGGCTTGATTGTGTAGCTCATTTGTCTTTTCTTTCCCACTTAAGCTTAACCCGTGTCTTGCCACAAGGTTTTCCTGGTTCCTTTAACCAAGCCTCAGGGATGACCCTGTTAGCCCATTGGAACCCATGTTTGTCACACCACTCAAAGTAACGTGACTTAGCGCCCTTATTTAACTTAGCATTAGCATTGCTAAACACAAAGCGTATATCTAGTTCTGGGTGCTGCTTCTGTATGGCAAGATGTTTACGTCGATCTGCAGGATCAAACTTTCCCTTTGTCTCAACGATGATACCGTTATCTAACTCAAAGTCAGGTGTGTAAGTCCTGTAGGCTAGGTCTTCCCACTCAATCTTGATCTTTTCATAACGAACTTCTTTTTGCCTTGGAGTAAGAAAAAGAACGGCCTCCTTTTCGAGACCGCTCCTGTATACTCTAGCATTATGTGTACGTCTGTACCCAGTTGCTCTTTTAACCATCAGGGGAAGTGACCAGCAGCTCTGCTAACATCTTAGTACGGCCGTCTAGGGCACGGTGTAAGTACTCTAGCCGTTGTATCTCTGAACGAGCAATCAACATATCTTGGTAGATTTCTTGTTGTTTATCTGTAAAGTCATCTGTTTGATACTCTACGTCATCAATAGTGATTGTAGCCATGTTAGCTTCCTTAGATTTCAATCTCGTCTACACGAGGTTTCTTTACAGTCTTAGTCAGGTACATAGGAAAAGGAACACCCTTGTACTGGTAACCCTTCAGACCTTCGCCGTTGTTAGCGTCCGCCCAACATACTTTCTTAAAGTCACAGAACACACACCCGATAGCAAGTTTCTCATTACCTGACTTATCTTCCTCAGTATCGTAACAACGCTCTGGCACTGTCTCTGAGGCAAGAGCCTCCTTAAGTTCATCTACTCTCTCCTGTGTGTCAGGAAGCATAGAAGCGCTGGGCTGGTACAAAGTCATGTTACCATCAACCTTGTTCATTGCCCAGAAAGCTACGCCCTCATTGTTGGGGACAGCCTCACTGTATGCTGAGATTTGCTGCATGTAACCAAAAGGATCATCTACAGCAAGAGTTGCCTGAGAGAACTTCTTAAAGGCGGAAGGTGAGGCAGACTTAACATCAACGACATGACCGTCAATTACGGCGTCCATGTGTCCTGTTATTCCTGCAACCTTAACCTTTTGTTGTTCACCCGTAACAGTGTGACCAGATAGCTTAGCCAGTGTTAGCAGTATCTCTTCAATGATGTCTCCGTAGAGGAACTTAAGGAGTTTATCTCCTGTCATCTTCTCTCGTTCATGTCCCTTGCTGTCATACCAGAGTTGACGTGTAGGTTTACCGAGAGCAGATAGTCGAAGTACTGGCCCCCCACTCTTGCGGGGAACCAAGCGAGAACGAAGTAAGTCCTTAAGACTTTCCCCAAAGGTGTCGATAACCTTCTCGTTTTCTGCTGTTGAAGTGTAGCCTTCGAGCAGTGTCATATAAACATCTTCGATTAAGGTTTCAATACCTTTGGGTTGGTCTGACATACTTTATTCTCCTCTTATTTGGTTTACTCGAAAGCGATTTCTACTTCTTCTACTGGAGCCTTCTCTACTGCTGAAGAAGTCTCGTTAGAACGAATAACAGCAGAACCGTCCTCGTAGTCTACCAACTCCATCACCTGACCTAGATCAAAGGACATTTCTTTGGTGTCTTGGTTCATGTCACTTAGGTGACCAAGCTTAATGATGTTACCGTAAGCACTGTTTCCAATAGATACGAACACGTTCATCTTAGAACCATTACCGATCAAGGATTCTGTAGGGTTGCCGCTCTTGTCGTACACTTCACCGTATCGACGCCAACCAGTCTTAGTCTTTTCGTCGAGACCAATTTGAATGAACCGATCGCCATTGAAGGTTGAGTCTTTACCTTCTTTGACTTTCTTGTTCAGTTTGTAATCTTTCATGAGGTCATCAAGTTGATCGTTC